AAAGGGTAAACGATTCCGTTGTCGTAAGAACCGAAAAACAGGCAGGAAGTGTTTCTACAAATCCATGCTCATGCTTCGCTTAATTTCCGGTTCTATTTAATGGAAACGCATTTCGGGCTGTTGAGGATAGAGATAAAGTGTACGGATATTGGTACGGGTAAGATGAGATTAGTCAACTTCAAATTCAGTTCTCATAATCTTGCTCAAGATCGTTGAGACTCATGACATTTACATGAGTGAGCACTTCGCCCAAATCTCTTTTGGTACTAAACATGTGCGGAACTTCATTGTAAACAAAAGTGTACGAGTCGCTAATTCCATCCCACTTAACATCAAACGAGATTTGACTTCCGTTTTCAAAAACAGCTTGCCCCGTTCTATTTTGTGAAAATCGAATTTCTAATAATTGTTGATCACCGGGTTTAGTGTCAATCAAACGAAGCGGTTTTATGGAATGATCAGTAAACGATACAGAGTAGCGTCCTGCAAGAACACGGGGGAAAGTGTTAGGCATTTATTTTAAATACAGGCGTTGGTTTTAAAACTAAAGGGACAAGCAAGATTCAATCTTTGCAAAACAATGCCCAATCGTCATCATCATATTCTTTAAGTACCCAAATAATCTTCTGGAATTGCAGCTTACAGTCTACATTATTATTTGTGGCGTGTTCACGCATGAACGCAGGAAAAAAGTTCTTGCCTTCTCGAACGTCATTGTGGTATCCACTTTCCATTATTTGCCTAAACATGAAGTAGATTATTTCGGGATCATCGGTATTGCGCAATAACGTGCAGAAAGACCACATGCAACCCTGCATCCTCAATTTGTCCGCAAGGTGTTCTGGAATAGAAATTTCATCTCCATCACCCGTTTTACCAATGCTATATAAATCTAAAGTTTGCATGGATGGAATAAACGATTAAGAATGTATTGTTACGATTTCCATTTTGCCCTATACTTTTGGAGCACCCTTTCATTCTTTCTTTTTGCCCACTCCACGTATGCAGCTTCGTCTTCTTTCGATATTACCAAGTCAGTTAAAAAAAAGTCATCGGCTTTCCTCTTGCGTATTAGCCCTGCAAGACGATTAATCAATCTTTTTATTTGACTCATTTTGATCCAGATTTTTACCGTTCTGAATTGAAGTCCTATTTTAGTTTTACTGATTTGGTGGCATAGTGACTCCCAATACCGTCAGAGTTTTTTTCGTTGACGACAAGTATAACGCTATCAAACTTAGCAGAGTATTTCGGTTCACCGTAAATCCAACCTAAATCGCATTGTCTTAAGAATTTCTTGGTTGCTAAGTTATACGTGTAGACCTCTCTGCACATCGAGTCGCCACTTGGGTCGTGCCCATGCTTACCAAGCAACAGATCACCTTTCAACGGGGAATAGCCGAAGACGATATAACGATCCAACTGATCAACCTTTTGAAGTTGTTTATCTAATGTGTAGAGATAGTTCACCGGAACATTGGCTTCTGTCCTGCTACTGATGATAACTCCCTGTGGAGTCTCATAAATGCCAAAACAATGACCATTTATTCCATGCTCCAAGAGAATTTTTGTACCAAGTTTACCTTCGGGAGTCAATTCAGCTTCGGTTTGTGCCAAGCATTGAATTGAAACCAGAATAACAAAACTTAAAACGAGTGAATTTTTCATCTTTTATAAATTCAATTTTTCCTTTTACTATTCTTTAATTCATTTCTTGTCCGATTGGCTTTCGCTGCAATTTTCTGAAATAGCGATCTGAATGAGATTTGCGTTTAATTGGTTTAGCTTTCTTACTGATCGTTTCATTCTTGGTCGTTGGCATAACAATTGAAATGGTTTTTATCGCTGCCCTTGGCTCTTCATAAATGTTAAAAATATATTCTTCGTTTTGGGTTGTTGGAGAAAGTTTGAACACAAAGTAAACCCGGTCGCCCTTTTTCAAATTAATTGCTTCACCAACATAAATTCTATTATTGATGCGATCACCAGTTGGAAAGATGAATTCTCTAATCAATTCATCATTATGAAATAGTTCAACAGTTACTTTGCTGTTGAATGATTGATCGTTCTTTGTATTTATGAAGTTTACTAAGTGATTGAAATCAATCTGGCAGTTTCTTGGAGTAGATCGCAACCAATCGACACGAACGATTTTGTTTGCAGAAGAAATGCTTTCAGGATGTGCAGAATAATCGATCTGAGAATTGGCTGTAAATGAAAGAGCCACGAGAATTGAGAAGAGAACAATTTTATTCACCACATCCAAATTCAATGCCACCTGAATAAATTGTTCTTCCATGATCCAACACAGTGATTGTTAATTTACCGCAACCCGTGCCCTTAACTTCAACGTTGTAAATACCGTTGATTGAGATTTTCTCAGAGTCAACAATTTCGTCATTGTTCATTATTTTAATTTCAACTTCGGTAACGTGTCCGTTAAAGGAAACCATTGTTTTGTTAGAAGCCTTTTTATCGCCTTCCGCCATGTTAACATTCCACAGAACAACTGATTTGTCGTTTAATATATCGGATTCAGATAAACTACCGTCAGCGTAAACAAGTTTTGCGGAAACCTTTACTGCTTCATTTGATTCTGTGTCGGTATTTTTTATACACCTCACAGTAAGCCCCGAAGCTATGTTTGCACCAATAGGACTTCGATCAAGTCTTCGAGAATTAATAAAAAGACCGACAGTGCTCGGACGGATGTTTTGAGTAAGATCAACATTAAACGTAGTTGTCCAATAGAACACAAGTCCAGCTACACCATTTGTAGTCTTCCCTCTAAACTCACCTGACCTCCAACCTTGATCTCTGTAACCAGTGCCAACCGCATTGAACCGACTAAAATTCAAACTACCATCATTATCTCTTGGAGGATGAAAGCCTTCGTTCTTCATTTGAATACCTGCTTTGCCCTCCCCACCAAGAAAATTTGCTAAAGTCAGAAAGTCATCTAAGGAAGGAACTCTCCATCCCTTTGGTGCAAGCCCCCTTGGATCGGTTGCTGCATACCAGTTGTAAAGTACATTTTGGTTTTTATCATTGTTAAAATAACACCAACATCCAACTTTTTCATCGTTACATCTTTTCCATTCTTCTGGACTCTCAGCTTCTCGAATTGGATCACGGTTGCTGTATGTCTGCGTTTTTAAATCTGCTGCCATCCATTCTTGTGAACCTATCTTTACAGACTTTATCTCATTTTTAATCCGCTCGTTATATCCCTTCATACTTGCCACGTCTGTATTTGACATTCGAGGAAGTTTGTAGTTAGTTGTGTCACCAGAGTGGATGGAGGTAAAACGGATTGAATCATTCCTAAGGGCTGCTACCCACTCACCAAGCCAAACTTTACCGTCATCGTCAATACTTAATTTAGGATCAGTCCCGTCACTTAGAGTTCCTCGAATTGAATTTCCGATTGAATCGATGGTTAGGATAATACCCTGATTTTTAAGATCAGAACCATAGAAATAATTCCCAACCCACTTGCTCAAATCCTCCTTCTTGTTACTTTCCTTATTTGATGAACAGGACTGTAAGAACAATGCGATTCCCAAAAGAAGCAGATTATTAAACTCAAATATTGAGCGATAACGTTTGATTGCTTTTCTGTGTTGATGTGGATTGGTCATATTTCGAAAACGTTTTTATTTATTAGCGAGACGATATAGTTCGCAGTGATTTGGAGTACAAAAACCAGTTAATGTATTTTGAGTTACTGTATGATGTCCGCAACCTTTGTAGTTCTCGTCATAATAATAGCAACCCAATTCTCCGTCATTACCAACGAATATCTTTCTGCACCAAACACAGGTGTAGCTAACTTTTGCGTTGTCATTATGTGTGGTCTCAATATTTGAAAACTTACCGATAAGCCAGAACACGGCAATAATTCCAACGGCAAACAAAATGATCTTTCTAACTGACAATGTGGATTTGTTTGAACTTGTACTGCTGGATTTGAACGACTTGATAAATGGAATTAAAGGTTGAAATATCCAACCCACAACAATAATTGCTACTACAAGCCAGAGGTACTTCATGCTTAATTCGTTCGTATTAATTGCATTTAGGGCACAAAAATAATACTTCTATATGAATGTTCATATAAGCATTTTCTTATTTGAGATTGACTTTTGGGGAAGTGAAAACTCACATAGTAAAAGTTCGGTATGCGAAACGACTAAAGTCCCTTGGATTACATTTAAAGAAGTTAAGAACAGAAAATGAACTTACTCAGGAACAAGTAGCTTTCCGGGCTGGCATCTCTCACAGCACTTATAATACACTTGAAAGAGGTAAACTTAATGTGTCAATAAGTACACTAATGGCTATTGCTGATGCAATGAAACTCGACATAAAGGAATTATGCGATTTCTGAGGATCGTAAGATTTTGGTATTATCAATGAATGCTAATTTCTTGCAAATTTTGGTTGAGTCATTTTTTTTGATAAATCATTCCACCATTATTTGTGCTTCCAAAACATAACTCCATCATAATGGGAGAAAGTTCCATGTCCCGTTGTAGATTATCGAATACACAAAAATCCGCCAACCTCGACAAGACTTCAAAAACCTTAATCGTGTTGGTCGGTTTTTTATTTCCAAATTTTTAACCTCATAACCTAAAAACTAACCTACATGAAAACCAAGACAAAAAAATCAGCACCGAAGAAAAAATTAACCCCCAAACAATTAGGGCAGTTCAATAAGCTATTAGATGAACAATATACAAAAGCTAAAAGTGGAAATGGATTAAGTGGGGCTGATGCAAAAAAAATATTTAACCAATGGGATAAATTGGAAAAGAAGGTAGGTAGAAAGGTTTCGCATGATGAACTTATTCACCCCTATCCAAACGAAACACAATACGAACTCGCAAAACAATATTTAGAAAATGCCTTTTATGGCTTGGACAGGAATGATAAAATGCCCCGGTACTTTGACAGAAAAATTTATTTAAACGCAGTAATTACATTTCTTCAAGAACAGTTACTCGAATGGCACAATATGAATAACACTAAAGGCATTGAATATAATGACAACGGTAGGAGCATCACGATGACGATCAAAAACGGTAAATCAAAAACAATTATCAAATCACCGATCATTAAAGATGTTACAGGAGAAAAAATATCAATTGAAGTTATTGGTTAAATAAACCCAAGCACCTAAAAACATCAAGATTATTGATTAACATATTTATGTTCTAAGGCGGTGGGCATATCGTACTTGTACGGTTTGTGATTGTAGACCTTTGATTCCCTTAATTCAGCACTAAACTTTTCAAAGTTGAATTCATTTGTCAACGGGTTCAGGATATTTCTACATGTGCCATCAAATTCATTTTCAACCTCTGTCTTCTTTGACTCTTTTGGTATTGATTTTAAGTTGTTGTTATAGTACTTAACGAGTTCTTTAATTAGTGGTAACCAATTCCTTTTAACCGTGCGTATAGATAAACCAATGAAGTCAGAAACTCGCTCTTGGCTGATCTTATTTTTGTTGTCCTGTAGTTCCTCAATTGCTGCATATATCAGGCAAATTGAATCTGATTTTTCTTTGGCACTTTTTCCGCTTGGGTGCATATTATCCCCAAGGGGGTTATATTGAGTTGTACGGAAATAGTGCCACTTATCTCCGATTTTCTTGGATTTGGTTAGTGCCTTATAAAAACTGGACTTTTTAATATGAGTATAATCCTGAATTGAAGATGCATCTATTATTTTATTTGAGGAACGAAGCACATCTATGGTGTCAAGAATTAATTGTTCATCTCGTTTAAACCTTGCTTCTGACAAGGCTTTATTCCCAATACTTATCTTATCGCTTTTGTTCAATTTACATAGGGGATGCCAGAACCGTTTTTTATTAACAAGGTTGTGACTAACATCAAGTTCACCCTTTTTAAATTTTGAAATGTTTGCGTTCAGGCTATTGATTACTTCTTTATCCGTTAACGGTGGGGAACAATAGTTTTTGTTGAAGGACAACAATGCTGATTGTATTTGACTGGCATCAGCATCTGGATTGAGATGAATTAGCTGTGAGCCAATTGAACCGATAGCTTTATTTCTATATCCCTCTCCAATTTTATTTTTCTTATATAGAAAGGGATTAACCTCAAGTACGTCTAATCCATCGACATAAATCACTGGTGCATTGATATTTTCAAACTCATGATCTGGAATTTGTGTTCGGTAATGAATTGAATTTTTATTGAACTTGTATTGGGAATCAAGACTTTTACAATCTCTGTTTACATATATTGATGGGTCGTGCGAGATTACGTTAAGACGGTTATAATTCTTGGTGGCTGAGTCAATGCCTTCGATTATGTCACTTAATTGATTCCAGTATTGTTGAAAATAGAACTTACCACCATTATCAACCCTCACCAAAATTCCCAATCCAGCTTCCGAAAGAGAGAGCCAACACGCTGCTATGAACGGAAATTCAGTTGTTAGTTGAAGACGATATGCAATTGCATCTTAAGAGCACAAAAACGTACCGCCATATAAAAAAAAACGAAACGCCATATTTTCAAAGGTTGTGCAAAATCCGCACAATAGCCAATTTCCAAGTGCGTAAATCTGGCTATATTTGACCCGCCAATCAACATTTTATTAAACCTCAGTCTGTGACCGCAACCTCGGCTTATTTCCCCCATAAGCCCGGACGAACTCACTCGCTGAGGTTTTATGTTGATTGGCGTTAACTTAGAATAGTCCGGGCTTTATATTTCATAATTAGCCGTGAGCACTTCAACCTTTCGCTTCAGGTAGCCGCTTTTCTGATTCACCGTCACGCCCATCTCAAGGCTCCATTGCTTCCAGCCCATTTGCTTGGCCCACTTCATTAAAACAGGCGATGGGTAACTACTGAGCAGGAACTTGCCTTTAATCTCGCTGAGAGTCTTTAAAAGCAACTCAAAGTCCTCCTGAGTATACCCATCGTAATGGCCACAATTGCTATTGAAATAGGGAGGATCACAATAGAAGAAACTCTCGGCTGTATCCCTGCTTTGAATGATGTAAATGGCATCGGCGCATTCGATTTGAGCGTCCTGTAAGCGGATGGCCAGGTCCTCGGTAAACTGCTCTCGCTTGTTGGTAATCTTCTTTGAGGTCGTCCGTTTGGAAATATCAAATCCCCACGAATTATCGAGTTGAGCGCTGAAGCTTTGTGAGCTGAGCACCCACACGGCCCAAGCCCGCTGCACATCGGTAAACAAATGAGGATTGGCGTTAATGATCTTGGCATCCTTATGAGCTGTACGGCTGTGTAGGGTAATCCGGACAAGGCTTTGAAGGTCTAAAAACTTCTCTTTGCAAATCCTGTAGAAGTTCATCAACTCTTTATTGGTATCGTTGATTACCTCGACGGCGCTTTGAGGCTTACCAAAGAAAATAGCCGCTCCTCCGAGGAACGGCTCACAGTACAAAGTGTGTTCTGGAATTTTGGTGAGAATAACGGAGAGAAGCCTTTGCTTCCCTCCATAGTAACTGATTGGTGTTTTTGTTTTCATTTAAGTATTGGGTTATTGCTTATTTCCCCCAATACCTTTTTCAACAATTAGTAATTCGCTGGCCAGTATCTGACCCCCGACAGGTCAACGGCCACATCAATCGCGGATGGCGTTACCCACACCGGTGCCTTATCTACAAAAACACTGCCATCATCCTGAACGGTAATATGACAGTACCCCAAGTATGCTCCTCCGCCATGAGCGGTGTAGGGCACTGCAAAATATTTGGGATTATTGGCTGCGGGAGCAGGCAGCGTACCGGCAACGCAAAGCTGAAAAGTTCCACTATTTTGCTTGACCGCACCCTTCAATTCCACCATACCATTAAAGGTGTATCTAAAAAATGGATTCGTGTCCGGATTGATAAAAGCAGCCCAGCCAGTATTTAACGGCAGAGCATTCCAAGCATTATTTCCTCCACCTCGGTTTGATCTTTTTGCCGCTCCAAAATCAACCAAACCACCGCCGCTTGCCGTGATAGTCCATGCCATTTGCCGGACAGCGTGTGTGTTGAATGTATTGGTGTCGCTGTAAACAACCGGATCAACTGAACGATAGGTTGTATTGATGCTGAGCGTAGGAACGTTCAAGCCGGTGGCTGTTCCCGTAAAGGCAGGAACCTGATAAATCTCGCCTTGGTAATAAATTGCACCTGCACTGATGATGTAATTGAGTCCCGTGCCGCTATTGACGCAGCCCCACATTACGATCGGGTCTGTTTGATTGTTATTGAATAAACTGCGCGCAAGGGCATCTGACAATTCCGAAAAGCTTTCTTGTAAATGAAGAAAGGTATCTTTTACGGCGCCGAGCTTTCTCACTCCGGCGATGATGTGTGATAGGTCTAATAATTTCATGATTTAGAAGGTTACGATGTTATAAGTTGTGCCGAACATTTTATATCGGTTAATCAATCCTTGCATCTCGCTGGCGTTGAAAGTAATTGCGACGGGTACATGCACGGTGAAATTGTAGGCATAGACGGAATACGAGATATCGATGAAATCAATAACATCCGTCTGATCGCCAATGAAGGCCGATGAGTCTATGCCGTCGCCCACAAAGAATATGTCGCTTTGACCGGTATTATTCGTGATAAAAATCCCTGCGCCATACTTTAGAATGAGTAGTTGTTGCAATTTGATCGTTTGTCCATTCCAGATTATTGCATTCATAATGTTGGCGCGGAACGACAGAAATTGATCATGCAACGATCGAACCACTGACAAGGAAGCTTTCAACCATGAGGTTCTGATGGTTGTGCGAAGTTTCACCGGCAGCAGATTTTTGATCATCTTGGTGAAGTCAAAATCATAATTAACGAGTGCCATTATTGTGCAACGTAAGTGAGGAGTGTGGAAAATGGAACAGCGGGGTCGCGTTTAATATAGCCGCTCAACGGATTGTAGATTCTTGTCAGCGGCGCATAGCTGCCAGCATTGGTTTTAGCTTGTACAGTGCCTTGCACAACGTCATTGATGTTAAGTGAATCTGCTGCTTGCAGTGCATCGATATGTCGGGTGATATTATACTGGCCGTTGAAAGGCAGATTCGCCAGATAATTGTCGTAGGCAGCCTGAACGGATGCCTGTATAGTAGCCAATGGTATCACTCCATTGTAATAGATCGTAAAGCGTGCATCGATCAGATCAGAGTCATAACTAATTACGGTTAAGTTGCTACCCGACCATTGAATTTGCTGCACATAACTTTTAAGCGCATTCAATTCAAGCGTAGATAACACTACCGGCAGGCCCCCGCTGATTTTGGCCACCTTAATAGTTGTCAATCCCCCCGCCGATACAACAGCGCACCGGGCGATGATCTGATTCGCGGGTGTAATTGTAGCATAGTAATACTTGGCGGTCACGGTATCAAACAGCAGCGCATCGCCGTATTGAAATTTTAGAATTTCCTTTTGAAGCCACTTATCAGTCCCCGGAATCGCGGCATCGGCTATAGCCTGAATTTCTGACTGAGCCTCGCCCCAAATCGCCTCCTGAATATAGGACATAGCCGCCCATACATATTTCCACAAATTAAACTCGGCAGTTTTACTGGGGCTGGTCAGCCCCGATAGATTTGCATCGGCATTAACCGAGTTTGTGATTTGTGTAAAAAGAGAATTCAACTCGTTCTGAGCTGCATTCCCCTCTGCCAGTATTTCATTAATTGTACGTGCCATTGATCAAAGTATTTTTTATTGGGCCCCTTCGGCGGGTTCTGAGTAAATCAACTGATCCCTCATTTCTTCTGAAATGACGAATGGAGTGAGCGCTTGAATTAAAAGATTGCTGTAGTCTGACGGCACATCATTGATACTTGGTACTACGTGCGGTTCTATTTCTACTTTATCTTCCGTCAGTTTTTCGCGGGCCGCATTCATTTCTTTCAGCTTATCCTTGGTGAAGGTATAGTCCAACTTGTCACCTTGTTCGGTCATGATGAAAGCTGATTCGCTATCGGTGCGCGCATACTGGGCACGCAAATCTTCGTCCTTCTTGTTGTATTTTTTTATTAAAGGAAGACACTTGTCATACATTCTTTGAAGAGAATACAACATTCTGCTTTTCTTGCCTGCTGATTTTTGCAGGATTGCTTTAGCATTGATAAAAAAGTTGACGAGTTGTTCGTTGGTGACTTGCATAGTAGTTGTTGGTTGGTGGTTAAAAAATTAATAACGATGATTCTGCACGCGGCCGGCAATCATACTCTGCTGCATGAGCCAGTAAATGGTATCACTGATTTTGATACCGGCAAGAGCGCTCTTCACGCTGTCGGGAAGCGAAGCGATACCAGGATAAGCCGCCAGGGGAATATTTTGCCAGTACTCCAGTTCGCTGATAGCACCGGGAGTTGCCGGATCAACGACTGCACCCGTTGCCGGATCAACCCACTGATCTTTTGTCCCGTCTACAATTTCGTGTGGAACGTATATTTTCTTTTCCAGCTCATTGGTTGCTTCGCATGGCGTACCGTCTGCCTCGATAAAGGTTAGAATCCGGGAGTGTCTCATCTCAAGGTTCTCGTCGAGCACTAAAAAACGATGAGTGCAAAGAGTGCTCTTTTGTGTAATTGCGTCTACGCCTGGTAGAACTATTTGAAGTTGATTGATTGCCATGATTTTAAAAAGGTTAATAATGAGCGCAGCAGTAGGCTGCGCTCATTAAAGTGAATTAAACCGGTACTTCTTCCCAGGTTAAATAGGCACTCACTACATGCGAGGTACCCGCTCCGTGAGCACTCAAAGCAATAGCACTTCCCGGAGCCACAATGATCGCTCCGGCTACTTCTTCATCAATGCTATTGTTACCGGCACCCGCCGCGATCGCGGCCTGCCCACCAAGCACACGAAGTGTAGTAGCTATGCTTGATCCGGTCAACGCCACATTGCTAAATGCTTTGGCTATCGATTGAGCCGCGCCACCAATCAACGCACACAAAATAGCGACCGAAGACTGTGTTATTATACCTGTGTTGGCGAGAGCATCAATGTAAAATGGTCCCGCGGGCGTTCCGCTAATGGTTGCCACCCCTGCTTTTTTAATTACCAGGTTCTTTCCACTACTGGCAGGGTTATACAAAGCCAACAAAGTTGTCGCTCCGGCCGCGATCGGCGACGCCATTGCGGCCACGACCGTAACACCTTTGGCCTGAGCTGTGAACACGTTGCCACGGCTCGTTGCTTCATTGTAGCGTGCGTGCGCATCGCTCGTTACAAGCTCTCCGGTTCTTCCGGAGCGAGTATCGGGGGTTGTCCCGTCTTGCGCATTTTGTGCGCCTACTTTTCCTTGATTAATCATCGTTTTTGAATTTAAAGGGGTTTAGAATTTGATTGAGTTGAGTGCAGTATTAAGTTCGTCGACCAAAGTCGGATCGCTAAAATTCCATCCTTGCGATGCCAGATCGACAATTAGCCTTCTCAGAATCGTGTCGGGGTTGTCGTCGATTGGTGAGGTCACAAAATTTTGCCAGCTGCCGTTTTTATAACCGCGGAACTCGCCCGACAATGGATCGAGTGCAATCATACCGTTCACTGGAGAGGCAATGTTTGTCGTCACTGCCCGCGGGATTAACAATCCTTGATTTAGCGTGGACGAAGTAAACTCCACCAGCGCTCCGCTTGACGATATCGAACTGCCGACAAGTAATTTTCCAACGACGTGAACAGTTGCCAAAGGGATCGATGCTCCGGTTCCAAAACCGTTTACAGCCGCTGTCGGCCTGATCACCAAACCAATGTGAGAGGCGAGGCCCGTGATGTTGGTCAGCGTGGGATTGTAGTCTATTCCATACACGACAGCCGCGGTTGCATTCACATTAAGATTAATGATCGTGTCGATCGCAAGGAATCGCGTGATGCCGGTCGTTTGATTATTTGCCGTGCCCTGGATTGAAACGCTATGTACGTCATTGCCGGATGCTGGACTGTTGGGGCGACCGGAAAGAATAAGGCTATTGCCGTTGAGCACTTGAGGCCCAATGAAATTAGCACCATACATTGTTCCATTGAAGGTGGCTGTCAAATAAACCGTCGTACCCATCGTGATGGCACCACCGCCCAAGCTGATGTTTGCGGCGTCGCTCGAATTATACCACTGGCTTACCCCATTCGCGCTCATGAATAATCCGGCATAGCCCGTAAAACTACCGCTCAGTATCTTCAGCGTTGGATTGGTGTTGGTGCCGGATCCGGACAATGAAAACATTCCGTTATCCAGCAGACTCAAAATTTCGGTTGTTCCATTATTTTGGAAAACCCTCATTGTATAATTCGTGGTCGACCCGGCGCCGACGATTTTCATAGTCGGATTTGTTCCGGTCCCGTTCACATTAAAGTAACCATTGTTGACGGTAGCTCCTCCAGCATTGTCAAGTGTAAATCGTTGTGTGAAGCTTCCGTTGTCTGCCTTCGTCCATATCTGATACTCACCGCCAAGATCGGAGCTCACTCCCGTCATAACTCCATAAGCTCCGGCTACTGCCTTGTAAGCGGGAATTGAGCCTGTATATCCCCACATGCTGAAACCACCGGCAAGATCACTTGCACTATTAACAGAAGGCGCGCTTCCCGTGCCTCTGGAAGTAGATGCTGTATACCCTGCGTTCGCTAACGTCCCGATCGCACCCATCGCTGAGTTTGGTTGATAGGCGTCATATTGCCCGTAAATATTAACGGCATCGGTCCCCGTGAAATCTGCGTTCACATTAACACTCAAAATGTGGCTTCCCGCGTTCCAGTAAAAGTTCGCATTGTCCTGGGAATAGACACCCGACGCTCCGGCGAAAATGACGGACCCTTGCGTGGCCACTGCGCTCATCACTGCCAATGTTCCGGCAACGTCAGGGAGTGTAAATATTCTACTGGCTGTAAGGCCGGCCAATGAAAATGATGCGACGCCGGCAATTGCCGGTGCCTTCATATCAAATCCATTTCTGCTACCATTGGTAGCAAAGTATCCCGTGATCGTTCCTCCCTCTTCTATTTCGAATCCAGTACTCACAGCACTCGAAGAAGCACCGCCTTTATTGAGGGTAATGAGTTTATCGGTAACGGTGAGATTGGTTACGTTTTCATAGAGCAGCGTCCCAATGATATTCACCTGGGCGCCGCTCCATCCGATGTTGATTACGTCTGCATTCGACGTGCCAATATTCAATGTGTCTGTACCGCCTGAAGCAACCACATCGATGCCGTAGTTGTTGCCAAACAAAATATTTCCAACCCCACTTCCTCCTGCAATGTCAAGCTTTAGGGCAAGTGCAGCAGCCGTAGCAAAAAGACTTGAATCAGCCTTCTTGTTAAGTCCGGCCTGTACAACGGGGATCACCGCGCCGGTAAGGTCGGTTGCCGCTGGGTCTAAGCTTATTTTTTGGTCGGCCATAATTAATTTTCCCTTAAAATTTTATTTCCATCTTCGCGAAGGATGTAGAAGTTGTCTTCTCGCAGTTCAAAATTTCCGGCCGGAGCTGCGCCAGTGTACCCGGTATTGATTACTCGGCCGGAGAAGTAGTTTCTTATCACTTTATCACTGATCGAAAGAAGATCTATTTTCACCGCTCCGGAGGGAGTATCCGTAGCCCCCAAAACATTCAACCTCAAAAAGCTTATGATCCCTTCCACATTTCCATACTCCTGAACAAGCAGGTCAATCACGCTTTGACCATTGGCCACGATAACGGAGTCTTGCGCAGGCTGATAAACGACAGGCTCCGAAGGCTTTTGAATAGATAGAGCCTGTGCAATAACCTGGTTAATCTTTAAAACCTGACTTCCTGAAAAATCGCTGTCGACAGATACAGAATTATCTCTGGCCAACACGACAATCCCTTCCACACTTTCATACAACCTCATAGCCGCATCGATCATCGATTCGTACTGAATGCTTAAATCGGTCAGGTTTTCCGGAGCGGTAATTGAAACTGGAAGTGAAATTGTTTTCCGTACTACAGCTTCCACCACCTCATCGATGACGACAAGCGTATCGGCACTAAGGTCTGCGTCCAGAGATAAACCATTAAGTACCGCGGCCGATACAATACCTTCCACACCGCCGTATTCTTGCATGGCGATATCCATTACGCTAGTGTTCTTTATGGCCGTGACCTTTCTCATGGGTAGTAGGAGTTGTCGGTTACTTTTCCATCCGCTGTCACTTTCAGCCCACTTACTTTAAGACCGTCTAGTTTATACTGCTCCTGAATTTTTGTGTAGATGCCTCCCATCTCATCGTCCTGTAAAAAATTAACGGCTCCAATTCCGAGCATCGGATATTGTCGCCACTCACCAGCTGCCGTAACGAATAGAAGATTCTTGTGCTGCACCGTGCTTTCTGCTTTCACAAAATCGCCGTTGGCAATGCTCAGATCGTAATTGGTATGTTGGTAATCGATTGGCATCAGTGCTTTACTTTAGTATCCTCCATCGCCGTGAAGTCTCCAACAACATTACTTCCGATCTGTGCCGTGGCAAACGCCTTCAGTGCGGCCCCTCCGTCACCAGCTACCGGCGTCCACCCGGTGAGAGCTGCTTTTATGGCAGTTACCAGTTGATTGGTTTTATTAAGGTTGGTAATCAAAGTTTGAATGTTGATTAAGCCTCCATTCAATCCGCCATTAAAAAGTACTCCATCAACCTTATCGACGGCCAGAACAAAGCAGGTGTTATCGTCATTGCCGATCAGGCCGCACAATACTGAACTGTCAACCGATGGAATCTGAACCATGCCATCCGTAACTTCATTCACGGCCGCTTTCAATCTCACGCCATAGAGCAGAGGGCCGTCCACAGGTTGAACGGTACAAGTCAATTCGATTGTGTCCACATCAACTACAGTGGCCGGAAATGTCTGCACCGGTGCTTTAAAAAGCATTTTGAAGGCACTTATTAATTCCTCTGATTTTTTCATACGCTCAGCCTCCTCCCTGGCTCAATTCTTCTCCGTGCTCCATCCTCACCGAAAGTCGTGATCACCGTATCAATCAAAAAAGTTCCACCTCTGCTTTCATCGTAGTTCGGGTCTTGCAATTGCGTGGCCATCAATGGTTCGGCATAAGGCACCAGGAAGGTGCTGAAGTGACCGTCATACCCATCAAACTTCATGCGGTTGAGTTGATCAATCGCCTGTTTTTTAAGAGCTTCTTTATCGGTTACATTATAGACGTAAATTGTGCGCTGTTCTCCATCCTCGTCGCCGATCGTTTCGTCGGTTTCGATCTTCTTGTTGTCGCGGGTAATTCCGTAAATCTTCACCTTCAAACTCACCTCATCTGCCTTGCGGAAAACAAGATCGCTTTCGGCCTGAATGATATTCCAGGAGAAACTATGCTTCACCACTTTACCGGTATTGATTTGATTGGCCAATCCAACAAACAATACTGAGCCCTGGAAGAAGCTTGCGAGGCCATATTCTTCCTTTAGCTTAGTGAGCGCCTGAGCTGCATTTTCGTTGGCCAGTCTGAAATTGGTAAATGCGACCGAAGGAATACTTGCATTGGATGAGATATTCGCGGCCGGAAACTTTTGCTTAACCTGGTCAATGATGTACGATACAATTTCATTCAATGTCGTATCCGTCCAGCTCTTGCTTAGGTTCGTTTTCTTGAGCAGATACGCATTGTCTTCGCACTCTACCGAGAGTGGATAGTTTGGCGACACGCGGCTTACATACCCTTGAAACTCCTCGCCTTCATAGACGCCAAGATATCCCAGGGTTATCTTCACCGGGTCGCCGGGCTTTACGATGTTCTGCAGGTTATTCTTCATCGGCAACGCGATACGCGCTTTGCCGCTCAGCTCACGCCAGCTTTTACGAATCTCTACTTCGTTAACCTGACGAAAACGATACGCTCCGATTTCAATATTGCAGATCAGCACAAGGCCCATAATGCTAAACCAATTCAAGTGGATATAAATCTGTTTCATCGCTTATCGCTACAATTTCAAAAGGTTGCGCTCCAGGATAACCAGGCAGCTCTGGCCACTCGAGCCGAAGTATGGTGATCTTATTTATGCCAAACATGTTGAGCAAAGAATTTTCAATCGTCCTTGCTCCGGGTGTCTCATATATGGTTCTTAATCTTACCACATCATCTTCTGGAAAATCGTAGTAGTCGGCTTCATTATAAATAACTCCGCGAATGCGTATCTGATAGTTGTTAAGGCTCGTCTCTTCTACAATATTCTGTACGGCCTGTTTCTTTGTCGCCGGGTCGATCCGGTTAAGTTTAGTCTCCACCACATTCTTGCTGCCAAACATTCCGATCGATGGTTCGCAGGGAATTTCATAATCATCCAACTTCACCGGCATCGTGTACTCGTTACCGATCTCATTGCGAAAGTGGAACGATCCACGGAGCGCTTTTACAAATCCGAGAGGATTGATTTCGGGGATTAAGGAAATTTGCGGAAACGGTGGCTTTACGTAGCCGAAAGCAAGGTTGAATAAGTCAACCGACAGCGAAAAGTTCTCGCGAACCTGAGAAGGTTTGTCGTATGTATTATCCAGCGCCATGTTTACTGAGTTGCCGCATAGGTTGCACTGTTTACCACTCGCAATAGTGCCTCAGTCACCAGGCGTTCAATTTCTGCTACGCCTTCGCGTACTGTCGTAAATGAATTGTTTTGCTCGGCAATAAGGCTTTGCAGATTGATCGTAACATTCACGCTCTGCTTGCCACCTCCGGTGATACCGTTGATTCCCTCCTTCAGCTTTTTGCCTTTTCCTGATTTTGCCGGGTCGTCAAAATTGTAGACTGGCCCGGTGCCTCCTTTAATCGCATTGAACAATAGCCGCGCAGCATCCGGGGTCTGCTTAAACTCAGCGTACATTTTTTGAATGTCCTTTATTTCGTCGGCGAGTTTTGAAATATCGGCGATCCGGTTTTTGATATCCGCATCCGAAAGCTTATCAAGACCCAGCATTCGCTGCATCGGCGATGAGTCTGACTCTTTGCCTGAATTTATTTCAGCTTGTAGCTTCTCGATCTGGTCTTGCTTTCTTGCGATCGAACGGTACGCTTCTCCCACTTCGCCGAACGCATTGTCGCGGGCCTTCGCAAGCGCGCTAAGTTTGGTGGCTACTTTGTTTTCTGAAAGATTCTTGGCCTTACCGGTGGAGAAGTCGGTGCCGAGCTCCGGGAACTTGTCAAGTATCTGCGACTCAAAATCCTTTTCGAAGGGAGTGCCCTTAGCATCCTTGTAAGCGCCGTACAATGATTGAAGCTCCATCTGCTTTCCTTTCGACGACTTGTAGTCGCTGATCGCTGAGCCGATGTTGCCTTTGTCCATGATCTTCAAAATCTTGTCCAGGAAGGGACTCCAGATTCGGTTGAGGTTCTCGCCCACTTGGGTAAAAATTATACCGAGTTTGTCAGACAGCGTGCTCATCTTTCCTTCAATGGTTTGACTTTGCTTATCCATCATGCCAAAGAACAATCCTCCTTCCGACGTAGCCGACTTAAAAGCGGACTCTACCATCTTGGTGCTGATCGCGCCGTCCTCCATTTTCTTTTTCAGGTAAACCATGCTCAGCCCGGTCTTCTTGCTGATCTCCTGGAGTGGGTTAAACCCGGCGTTCACCATCTGCAATAAGTCCTGACCCATCAACCGGCCAGCTGCTGCACTCTGCGAGAAGGCGAGCGTCATCAGGTGAAGTTTTTGCGCATTGCCACCGCTGATATCGCCGAGCATTTTTAAGTTGGGCAATATCTTCTCATTCGCAATGCCGAAGTTCAGCATCAGTTTAGAGCTGTCTAAAAGGTCAGTGCGCGTGAACGGAGTTACGTTTGCCAGCGCCGTAACTTCGGAGATAAGTGTCTTAGCCTTTTCAACGCTGCCGAGAAAAACTTCAAATGAAACTCGGGTTTGTTCTGCCTCCGATCCGAGCTTGATGAGCTTCTGCCCAAACATGGCCACCGAAGCAATGATGGCCGCAGGGCCGATGAACCGGGTGACCAGTGAGCCAAGTGCATTTCCAAAACCTGACATTGAATTAGTTGCCTTTGCAGCAGGGTTATTCAGCCCTCCAAGCTTGTTCCCGAGTCTGTCCGTAGCGCCCGATAGCCGCTCAGCCCGCGTGGATGTGCCACTAAAAGAAGAAGCCAGTCGATTGAGTTTATCACTCGACTGGTCTTTTAAACGGATGATGTATTCGTAGATTTTCATTGGAGTTTTAGACCTGCTGATGCGCTTCGCTTAAATTCTTCCTGACGCACCCAAAGAATATTATTGAACTTGATTGCCCACTCCTCCTCGGTGAGTTTGTCCGGGTCGATCCGGTAGTAGAATTCAATCAGGGCATTAGCTTGGCGGATTACATCGCCCTCTTTTATCTCGGAATCCGCTAAAGCTTTTTTATGCCTACGTAAACCTTATCCTTCAGTTCGCTGGCCGCCAGAAGAATGGCGAGGTAAATCCGGTTGTCCTTTTTGATTTCGTCAAGCTCTGGTTTATTCAGAGCAATGCGTTCAATTAAAAACTCTGCCGTGGTGAACGGCTTATTGTCAGCATTGCGTGCCTCGGCATAAGCGATATCGCCGCGGCCGGCTTTTCTTACTTCAAGTTTTTTGTCTTCCACCTTCACGACAAATCCATCGGTCGTCTCCGTGATGGTATGATCGGGAATATCAAAAAGCTCATCGACCTGATCTTCAATTCCTAGCTTGAATCGATCGTTGCCTTTGATGCTGTCATCTCCTGAGAGCCAGCAGTTGGCGAGAAGTGCATCTACCTGATCGCCTTTGCTTTTCCTCCGGGCGGTCATAAGCTGCTTCATGATTTTCAAGCTGCTCATGGGGTCGAAGATGATGCATTTTTTTTCGTCAGCTTCTAACTCGTAGAGTATGCCGTACTTCTTCTTCCACTCTTCAATTTGTGTTTCCGGATTTACCGGAGTGTTGGTTGCTGGTTTCATAACTGTTGCTGTGGTTTTAATTAAAAATCTTTTATGCGTTGAATTGAATGTCTCCAATCACAATGGGCAGAGGAATTTCGGTGAACGGATCGGCTTGCTTCACGTCGATCTCCTGTTCCATAAATTCGCAGTACTTCAAAATATCAGTGCTTTGAATGCCGACGAGTGGACCGTAGTTCACAACGATATCAAAGGGCCGGATGGAAGTGATGTTATCCCGGTTGCCTACGGTAGTAAGCAATGCGCGCAGATCGGAGTGAAGGATCGTAAGATCGCCTTCAAAAGTTACGTTACCACGTGCACGGGCGATCGGCAATTTACCCTTGCCGTAAACGTTGTCCTTCACTTGAGCTACTTTATAGCGCACCCTGCGCAGGGTAATGACGGGTCTTCCCAACATTACCAGGGTGATATCATTCCAACCGTATTCTTCGCTGTTAAAGGTCATGGCAGTACTATTTTAAATTTTCAAAAATTCAGTTCGTCAAAAAATTATCCTGTCACAGCAGTAAGCCCAAGGCTCACCTCAATAGTCTTGCTGTAAGCTTTTGGTTGGATATAAACCGTTACTGCCACTTTGTTGGTAGTAATGATATTCTGGTTTGGATCGACCACTACTTTTATGCTACTCACCTCAGGGCCATACGAGCCACCGAAGAAGGCATTGCGCAGCGCTGTTTCAATCTTGCCCTGGTAATACTTGGCCGTGGCCGGAGCGATCTTGCCGGAGGAGTCCACGTCCAGGTCGTCGCTCAACTCGGTCACAAAGGTGGTGTAGGCAATCACTGTGGCCTTGTCGATGATTCGGCCTCTCGATACCTGGTGAAAGTCATCGGTAGCAAGCGACGCCGTGGGATCGTCGTTGAAGAAGTATCCGGATAGGCCAATGATTTTGCGCGGGAAAATGTATCCGTAGTCGTTCACGTTGTCCAGCGATGCAGGGGCAATGTCCTTGATATCCGTGAGCAGCGTTGTGCCATTGAAGAAGGCAGAGGAAATACCGATATCGCCGTCTTTTACGCGGCCTATATTTCGTTGCACCGGCCCGGCCGCAAATTTGCCGAGCGCTCTTCCTACCATACTTTCTTTTGTGCTTACGGTGTCAGCGCCAAGTACAACAGATACACGGTTGTATGTAAAAGTTCGCAAGTCCGCCAAGCTGGCGAGCGTACCTTGAAAATCGCGGCCATCGATCAATACACGGAAAGGCTTGTAGAGCGCAGCAAAACCATCGCCCAAAGCTTGTGCCTTTACCATTGCATTGGTCACATCAGCATCGAGCTGACCGGTATAGGTAGGTGTGTAGCTCACGGCAGGCTTGCGGCTTACGCCAAGCATTTTGATCCGTCCGTTAGCGGCATTGATCAGCGCATACGCCATCGTGGTTTGTGTGATATCCAGCAGCGTGGTCATCAGCGTGGTATTTACCAGGATCATGATCCACAGTTCTTTTCCCTGGCCTGCCGTAGCGTAGAAGTCGCTGATCTGTTTGTAAACATTAGTGCTGTTGGTGCTGTCGTAAGCGGCAGTAATTCCAAGCGCGACGGCATCCGTCACGCTAAAAATCTGAACGGGCGTAGCCAGCGCAAGGCCCGCAGGTGCAACCGGCGATTGAATGATCAATCCGCATACCTGGTCATCAGTACCCGCGGTGAGGCCTAATCCTCCATTTCTGATGATGATGTTTACTTTTGGCAATCCCATAACTCGCGCTGTTTACTTTTTTAAAATTCGTTTCATTAAAATTCCGGGAGAGGACTTACGCAGAGAGGCTGTCAGCTCCCCCGCCGCCTCATGATTTATTGTTGTGGAGCTGGCGACAATGAGGCCACGTACTCATTCAACTTCACTACCAAATCCGCTTTTTTCAAAGTGGCGTCAAACTGCACTCCCTTTGAAGTCAGGTAGTCAGCGATTTGCTTCGCCGTACTTTTTTCAGTCGGCACAACCTCAGATGACGCAGTGGCTGCTTCAACCTCTTCGTCTGATGGAGCATCAAGATCAGCCAGGCGAATGGTGGCCGGAGCTGTCGTTGCTTCCGTGGGCCGGTTCAGATAGTCCTGGTGAGCTTTGGCGGAGTTTGCTTGCTCGGGTGTGAAAAATTGATTGTCGGTAGTGACAAGCCACGCTTCTACTGAAGGGTGAGCGGCGAACATATCCTGAGCAAGTTGCTTTAATTGCGCTTTCATGATTTTAAAAGGGTTGAGGGGTTGATGGTTTTTAAATAGATTTTTCCGGCAACAAATGCCGCGACCAGGAGAAACAGAAAAGCCAGAGGCCTCGCGATGTATTTATCGTACCAATAGGCTTCGTGAATAATCACCGGCTTCACTTCTTTCTCGCTCTCGCTGTGCATCTTTTGAATGATGGTATTTTGGATTTTAAGAAGACTATCGCAGTCGGTCTGCACGGTTAATTTTCCCTGATCGACTTTCACATCAAGGCGTTGTATGCCTCTTGATATTTTTTCTTCAAATGGTTTGGCTTGCAAGGTTTTTGGATCGCATTCAATTTTCTTTTCGATCAGGATTGTATCGCCTTTCAGGTGAACGATCTTCTCCACCGTCTTCTCAATCACGCTGTCCTTCACCACTATTGTGGTGGAGGGCATAACCTTGCGGCTACACCCAACCACCAGCAACAGGAGGCACAAACAGAAAATGGAGAGGATCAATATGGAAAGCTTGCGGAGCATTAGTTTTTGCTGGTTAAAAATTTTTGTAGCGAGAGCGGGACTTGAACCCGCGGCCTCCAGGTTATGAGCCTGGCGAGATAACCATCTTCTCCACCTCGCGTTGTACCATCGGTTAAGTTTCTGGAGCTAAACCCAGCGACTTACCTTATAAATATTTTGTTTCAACCTTCGCTTGCGATACACGCCATCACCTTCCGAGCTTCCCGCATTGTTGGTATTGCCTTCCACAGTGATCACGTATTCGTCATTCGGTGGCCACTCATCCACAAAAAATACATGGCCGATAATTCCTTTGTTACTGTAGAAGATTCCGGCTACATCGCACTTTTCAGGCAGCTTGTTATGCGGGTTTCCTTTCGAGTAGATTACTTTGTTTGGTGGAAACCAACTGGGAGCCCACGCACTCTTGAGTGCAGGCACCTCAGCCTGAATGAATGTCCAGGTGACGAAGGATGCACACCAGGCAGCGCCTTTGGTAAAGCCGCAGGTCTTCAGGTAAGCTTCCACTTGCACACCATCGTTGTGGCCGGTGGCTTCGCGCACGCCGAGCTGTGAGGTGTAGACCGCAGAAACTTTTTCGATGATGACCTTTCGGTCGCGCGTTGACTGATCTACAGGATCAGCCCGCAGAGTGCCAAGCCCAATAAATAATAGGCCAAGACACACAATGAAATTACGCATTGTTGTAGGGGGGTTAGGGTTGAAAAATTAGAATCGAAACTTTCAGATAGAAACTGAAATACTTTAGGGAACTGTACCCGGCACAAGAGCCATGCGCTGAAGCTGAAGGCACAGAACGCAGTGAGAGCAAAGATGATTTTTTGAAACACGGCCACATCATAGGTGGCGGCGGTCTGGTCGAGGAAGTGAATCACGACGATCGAGATCACCCACAAAACAATCGACACCGGGCCGAGGATCAACTCATTCCAGGTCTGAAAAAATTTAATCACCAGGGAGAAAAGGTTCTTTATTTTTTCCATATCGATTTCAAAAGCTTGTTGGTGAAAAATCCGATTACTGCTCCTACTACTGCCATGATGATCGTCTGAACGAGATTGTCCAGGAAGCTTACCCCGAATACACTCGCGACGATCGTGCCGATGGAACCGCCTAAGATTCCTTCAGCGTTGTTTTGGATATGACTCATTCCTTTCACTTGCTTGGTTAGGTAAGCCCGGAGAGTAGAGCTCGGGTGAGGAGGTGCTCTCCGGAAAAAGTGATTACCATGTCTTACGCCTCGATGAGCGCAGCCACACCGGTTTGTGAGTTACGGCTCGCCGTTCCACCACCACGGATGGCAACGTTGAGGCCCACACCACCGGCCAGTTCAGGTTTTTCGTACGGGTCCATAAACACCGCAGGAGTTCCCTTCACATAGCGCACAAATTGAGGGTGGAAGAAAATCGCACCGATGAAGTCGGTTGTTCCACCGGCCGATCCCACGGCGCGTTTCGCGCCGGTGTTATCGAATGCCGTAGTCCGGCTCCGCAGGAACACCTCGAACGTGAAAATCCGCGCGATCGCACCCGGAGTCAACGGCTCGGCAAACAACGCGTTGTTGCTGTCGGTACCGGTACCGTAGGTTTTCTTTATCGCGAGAATATCTTCCAGGAATGGCGGAGGGATAACTACGCGCCGTCCTTCGACCGGAATGTTCCACGTGTTGAACAACGTCATCATCGCAATCCAGTCGCTTTCCTGGGTAACCTTGCGGGTACCGGTTGCACCTGGTGCGGTAGCGGCGCGGGTGGCAGTGCCCGTGGCAGACTTGATGTTTGCCGCCAAGCTCGGAGCCCATCCGTACATGATGCGGTCAGCGAGTGACGTCATCAGCGAGTTGGTATGCTTGTACAACTTCGCTGCGCGCTTGTTATAGCTCGTCAGCAATTGGTTGTTCCAGCTGATGGGTTGTGGATTCGTGATCAGGAAGTCCGCACTGTACGTCTTCTTCGTATCTTCTTCCATCACCGTTTCAAGCGGCAGCTTGGTAGGGTTCACCAACACCGTGCTGGTGCCGGTCTCATCCTGGGGAATGGTGATCGTATCCACATCAACGCCAGCGGCATCGCTTTGGCAACCTTCGTAAAAGCTGTTGTTCGGGAACAATGCTTTCTGAACATCGCTGGATATAAGGACTTTGAGAGCTTCGTTTGCCATGATTATTTCAGTTTAAAAAATTCGGTTTAAGGGGTTATTGGGCGTATGAAATGTGCTGGCTTAGTTGATCTGGATTTGCGGGGCCAATTGGCTGAAAGAAGTTCCATCGAACGAGAACAATATCTTCACCGTCTTGCTGGCAACTCCACTCAACACAGTGGCGTTGTTAAAGCCGGTACCGAGCGTCACCGTGCGGATATTTCCATCGCAGGTAATCCACAATTCGAGAATTGCTCCGGCCTTCAACTCTGCATCCAGGGGACCCGCGTTGAGCGTGATGTTACCGGTGAGCGACAACTTCTCAATCACATACTGATTGTCGATGCCGCTGTTCCCTTCTTTGGTCAGTATCTGCACTGTACCGGCACCGCTTGCAATGCTAGTGGGAACGTCAGCTTTACCGAAGGGCCATCTTGATTTTTCCATGATAGGGTATCTTTAAAATTTTTGAATTCGAGGGTTTAGAAAATCGGGTGTGGCTTTTTTTACAGAGCGAATCCTGCCAGGTCGGATTCTTTCAGTTCTACACCATGCTCTGCTTTGAAGAGCGCGATGTATTTCTTCGGCTCCTTGGTGAGCATCTGATGAAGACCTTTTTCGTCTTTCATCTGCCAGTCGGTCAGCGTCCAGTCCTTACGATCCTGGCGTCCGCCGTTTTCGGCGGAGTTGCCTTTAAGCTGCGCGATAACTTCGCTCAACCGTGGCTCATCTTCCTTGGTAGGAAGCATGTCGTAGGCTGCATCGATGTTGATAGCAGCAACGGCTTTGATGTTCTCCAATTTCTTGGCATCAGTTACGCCGCGTTCTGTCGCGATCTTCATCAACAAGTCAACCGCTTTGCTGTCGTTGGCAGTACTGGCAGCCGAAGCGGCGGGTGCAGCAGCGGCATGCGCAGCAGCACCAGGAGCGGGAGCCGGTGTATTTTTCAAAGCAGCAACGGCCGCGTTGATTTGTTCATCAGTAGCATCAGCCGCGAGGCCGAGTGTCTTAATCAATTGATCTTTCATGAGATTTGAATTTTCAGGAGTTGGGTTTTCGGGATAAAAGATTTTGTCGTAGGTAGCCGCCATCTTTTCCCACGGTGTGGAGTTGGCCAGCACCGGAAGTTTTTTTTCTCCGGTCGGAATTTTCCGATCGGCAAGCTTTACATCAATAGACTGCTGGGCGTTGAACCATTTATCCTTTCCGCTCAACCAGTTTGTCATGATCCAGGACTTCTCCTTACCTGTTCGCGTAGCGAATACATCGGCAATGTCTTCGTTCAAAGATTCGAGCTGATCAGCATCAGCGCGGAGTTGGGTGACTGTTCCCATTGAAATCATGCGGCCTTCATGCACCATCATGCGCGCGTTGCTTGCTATCTCTGTTTCATCACAGTTGGCAGCAAACACAGCGGCCATCGATGCGGCCAATCCTTCAATGCGACAAATAGTTTTGATTCCTTTGGATCGGGCCTCCTGGACTTTGTTGCCCATTGCTATGCCTTCATAGATTGATCCGCCTCCGGAGTGAGTAGGAAAAATAATCTGCTTCGCACCCTTTGCAATCACCTCATCCATCGACTTGCTGAAATCAGCAGCATTGGCTTTCTCCCATTGAGAGATAGTGCCATACATTTTGATTTCGTAAGTGTCTTTAGCGACTGCTTTTGGCTCGAACATTCTAAATTTTTTTATCCCTTTGTGAAATAGTGAACCAAAAATCACAGACATTGCACGGATAAAAAATCTTCTCTTCATCTCACCTCCGGGATTGTTTACGTCACCTGTTTCATTTCAGCAGATCACCAAATAGTTGCCTTTCAAAGCGCATGTTTTCGCGGCACTTTTGCTGAATGATGAATGATAAAAAAGAAGCTGCGAAAGAATTATTCGACGCCGGCTTCGATCAGAAGAGCATCGCTCGTGTGCTCGATGTATCTGAGAAATCAATTTCCTCCTGGGCTACCAAATACAACTGGAAAGAAAAGCGCGCCAAGAAAAACATGAGCCGCGAAGTAGCTGAAGACGACGTGTGGGAGTTGATCAACTACCAGACACGCGCGCTCAAAATGCGCAAGGATCAATATGAGGAGAAGTTCAAAAAGAAAGAAACAGAGTCACTCACACTCCTCGACAAAGGTGATATCGACGCACTTCAAAAATTATTCACCACCATTAAGAGCAAACAATTAGAGTGGGCTACCGTGGTGAACATCATGAAAGAATTCATCGACTACGTGCAGGTGGCCGATCTGGAGCTCGCTAAAAATCTCATTCCCAAAGCCGACGATTATCTCAACATCAAACGCGCTGAGTTGTAATGGCAAGGATTGATGATAAAGTCTATCAGGATTGGCTTGAATTATGCAGTCGCATAAAAAAGCAAACTACACCTATTCGGGATGAAACACCGGAGCAAAAACGCCAGCGCATCAGCGAGCTGTTGTTGATTCGTAACTTCGAGAAGTTCTGCCAATATTATTTCCCGCACTACATCGACTCTAAGTTTGGTTGGTTTCATAAAAAAGCAGCCAACGAAATTCTTAGCAAAGAAAACGTCACCGTGCTGCTCGAGTGGGCGCGTGAGCATGCCAAGTCCGTGTTTGCCGATGTGTTTATTCCGCTCTGGTTGAAAGCCACCGGTCAGCTCGATGGCATGATACTCGCCAGCGAAACAGAAGCCAAAGCAGCCAAGCTGATCGGTGATGTGCAGGCAGAGTTGATGAACAATAAAGCATACATCAACGACTTTGGTGAGCAGCGCACTATAGGCAGCTGGAGCGACGGCAGTTTCATTACAGCCGATGGCATTGGCTTCTGGTCTTTTGGTATTGGTCAAAACCCTGCCGGTGTGCGCAACGCAGGCCGCAGACCAAACTACGGTGTGGTGGATGATGCCGCATCGAAGAAGCGAGCGAAGAATCAAGAGCTCGTTAAGCAAGATTTGGATTGGGTTAACGGAGAGTTCTTGGGGTGTTTGAGTATCAAAGGCAAACGCCTGGTCTTTGCCAACAACCGTACGGCAAAGAACGACCTTACCGCACACTTTGCCGGAGATGTGAAAGAGGGCGACCCGATACGGCCGGGCATTGTGCACATCAAAGTTTTCGCTACCGAAGACCCGGTCACGCACAAGATGTTGCTCATCGAAAACGGAGGTGTACCGGCATGGCCACGCTACACCGTTGAAAATATTCAGGCGCGTATTTTGGAGATGGGCTACCGCAGCTCGCGCAGGCAGTTCTATCACCAGCACATTGAAGACGGTGACATATTCCGTGAGGAACACTTGCCGTGGGATGATGTACTGCCGCTCGATGAATACGATCAGCTCATCACGTACAATGACCCAAGTTACAAGGGGGCCAAGAAAAACGATTTTAAGGCCATTGTGCTCGTTGGCCGAAAAGGCAAGTACTATCACATCATCTGGGCGTGGGTGCGTCAGGCAAGCCGTGTGGCGATGGTATCGGCTCATTACGACATTGATGAAGCCATCCGCAAAAGGTCATTCGTACCCGGCTTAAAACCCGGTCACCGAGAGGTGATTTGTCCACATTACCTGGAGGCGAATTTTCTTCAGGAAGAATTGTATATGAGCGAGTACGACAGCGAAGGCGAAAGCCGTGGCAAGCTGTTGCGCCTTCGGGCAGACAAGCGCGCCAAGCCCGATAAGTTTGGCCGCATTGAAGACCTGTCTCCACTGGCTGAGCGTGGACTGATTGTTTTCAATAAAAAGTTGCAGAAGAATAGCGACATGATCACCCTGCGAGAACAGTTCCTTGCCTTCCCCAACGGCCACGATGATGGGCCTGATGCCGTGGAAGGAGCAATCTATTTGCTGACGAAAACCAATCGCCGATCGGACGATCGCCCGGCCGGGCAAATGATGGGTAAATACAAACACTCCAGCGCACGCCAGGGATGATTGAAACTATGCCCAACAAATTGCACTTCGTTTGCTTCGTCGAAGTTAAGTACGATGAAGTACGCAACGCTTCCAATGTTCTTGTGCTCTCCGATGGTAAAGATATTTATGCATTCACCTTTAACCTTAATTGAAATATGGCTCTATCCGATTTTATCACCAAGGCTGATTACTTGTATCAGATCAAGACCTACAAGCTCGACCAGATTACCGAAGCTTCCGACGCTACGATCGACGCGGCTGAAACCGAAGCGCTCGGACAAGTTCAGGAGTTTCTTAGCGGACGCTACGACATGAATCTTGAGTTTGCTAAAACCGGAGCTAATCGCAATCAGGCATTGCTGCGCTGGGTGAAGTGCCTGGTGCTGTACTATCTCTACGAGCGTATCCCGGACGCACTTGTGCCGGAGCGTGTGATCAAAAACTATGACGACACGATGGAGATGCTCAACAAGATCAGCGACGGCAAAATGAACTGCACACTCGCGCAGCTTCAGGAGTCTGACACAGATGGCAATGCAGAGCCGCTCACAAAAACACGTTGGGGAAGTCAGCCTGTGCGCTCGCAAGGAGATGGCTTTATCAACATCAACAAATTCGGAGCTTAAAAATTTACTCTTATGAAATTTGGATTAACCCGCGTGATCAACGCGCTCCCTGAGGGGATACGAAACGCCATCATGAACAGTGCCATTGAAGGCAAAGCCAAAAAGTATTTCAATGATGACGGCAAGCGCCTGAGCTTCGACATCACGGCGCGAAGGGTATTCGTGGCGCAGATGCAGCAGGATGAATTGAAGATGGCTATCATGGCCGCAGAAAATCCCGAGTTTCCAAACCGGTGGCTGCTCTATGAAATCTACCGGCAGGCGGTTCGTGAGTCACATACACGCAGCGCCATCCGCAATAACATTCTCAAAACGGTTGGCTCTCCTTTTGCCGTGTTCAAAAAAGGGTCGGAAGAAATAGACGAAGCTTCTACCCGCATTCTGCAAAAGACATGGTTTCATGATTACCGATCGCACTTTCACTCCACACCGTTTTACGGACACACGCTCATTGAGTTTGGCAAAATGATACCAAGCACAGAGCCCGGTATCGCGATGGAGTTTTCTGATGTAAAACTTTTCCCGCGCGAGCACGTGCGCCCGGAGACCGGCGAGATATTGATCAACGTGGGCGACACCATCGGTATTCCATACCGCAAGCCTCCATTCAACAAATGGTTGCTGGAAGTAGGCGAACACGACGATCTTGGATTATTGCTGAGCGTAGCCAAAGAAGTGATCTGGAAAAACTATTCGCGTACCGATTGGAGCCGCCATAGCGAAAAGTTTGGTATGCCGATTTTGGCGATCAAGACAGCCACCAAAGATCAAAAAGAGATAAACCGGCTCGAACAGATGGCCAGCCAGTTTGGATCAAATCTTTGGGTGATCATCGACGACCAGGATGAAGTAACCATCCTTGAATCCAAAGGGAAAGACTCGCACCAGATTTATCTGGAGAAAGCAAAGTACTGCGATGAGATGATCAGCAAGATCATCAACGGCCAGACCGGTACCAGCGATCAGAAATCATTTGTTGGCGCTGCTGAGGTACATGAGCGTACCGAGGATGAGTTTATTGAGGACAACAAAAGGCGCGAAACCTTCTACAACAACGAGACGCTGTTTCCTTTCCTCATCGGCAAAGGTTATCCGCTGAAAGATCGTGAGTTCCGCTATCTCGATATCGACAAAGATGGCGACGACGAGCCCGATGGCGACGAAGAACTCGACGACCAGGGCAACCCCATCAAGCCCGTGAAACCAAAACAAAAAGTGAAAGGCGCTGGAGGTGGCCTCACAAAAAAAACTTCAGCTCCGCGCAACTTGTTCAGATAACACAGGCAGCGGCGGAGCTGTATCCCAAAAAAGTAGTCGAACCTTTTCAGGCAAAAGATGGAGTGGATCTGTCTCAGCTTTTTGCATCCGTCACCGAGCGGGTGTACAACAAACTCATCGAGGCCGGTGACATCGACGAAGCCACCTGGCAAGCCACCACCGACGAGCTGTGGAAATCTGTGGCCGAAGGCTACGGCATCAATCCGGTCGGTGAGTTCTCCAGGGCAGAGAAATTTATCCTGGAGCTGCGCGCCAACGTCAATGTTTTTGCGGCCTTTAAGAACCACTTAAACATCATTGAACTGGTGAATGAGCTTACCGGTCCCGACGACAAGCCGGTGCCCTTCAGTGAGTTTAAAAAACATGCGCTGAGCATCAACGAGAAGTACAACAAAAACTACTTGCAGGCCGAGTACAACTACGCTACCGCCGCAGGCCGCGCTGCCGAAAACTGGAAAGCAGTAGAAGCACGTGGCGGAAAGCTGCTGTACCTCACCCAGCGCGATGGGCGCGTGCGCGATGCTCACCGCGAGCTGGACGGCACGGTGCTGGCCATCCACAATGAAGACGGCTCAATTAATAATTTCTGGACCATATACTATCCGCCAAATGGTTGGAACTGCCGGTGTTACTCCCGGTGGAGAAACAACGACACGCCCACGGTGATGCCGCAGGGATTCCCGGACGTGAAAGAAATGTTTCAAAATAATGTGGGCATTACCGGCCAGGTATTTACTGACGCACATCCATTCATCAAAGAGGTAGGACGCGACCAGGCAGAAAAAATTCGGCAGCAAGCCGAGAAGATGCAGAAGGAATGGGAAGCTAAACACGTAAAGGAATGATACGCAACATCAACACCGGCCAGCCGATCGGCGGTGACTTTCGCAGCGCGGCAGAAAAGCTACGCGTATTTACCACCGAGCAACTTCCGGAGTTCACCGAGATGGCCGCACAGGATATCGTTGACAAAAGCTTTCAGGGTGAACACTACGAAGGGAACACCAGCAAGTGGAAAGGCCGGAAGAAGGAAGAGCAGCCGGGAAAGGAACGTGGTGGCCGTAGAGCACTGCTGGTAAAGACCGGCGCGCTCGTGGAACAAACCAAAGCCGAGCGCCGTGGCATGGATGTGGTAATCGCCAGCAACACGCCCTACAGCCAGGTACACAACGAAGGGTTGAGAGCTGGCCGTGGTGCAGGATTCCAGATGCCGCAGCGACAATACATGCCCATACCCGGAGAGACAAACCACGAGCTCGAAGCGCAGATCGATCGGTTTGTTGAAGATCATTTAGACAAAATTTTTGGATAACCCATAAAAAGCCATGTACACCTATCCGTATCAGATCATCAAGAAGAAACTTCAGGCCGACGTACCCGAGCTGAAAGAAGTTGATTGGTTCCTGCATCAGTACGATACAACCAAAAAGGAAGGCAACTTTATGACGGCGGAACCCGGAGTGTACATCGAGTTTCCGGCAGAAATTGAGTTGCAGCAGCTTGGCTTTAACATTCAGATGGCCGATGTCACCTGGACGCTGCACCTGGCCACTACCAATGTGTTTGAAGACGACCGGCGCGTGCAGAAGGTGAGTGCCACCGATCATGCCATGATCATGGATAAGATTTTCCGCAGCCTGTTAAACTGGAGTAGTAAGCTTTCGTACTTGCCGGCCTTCGCAGCGCTCGCCGGTACATCCACTGATCAGCGCGTGGTAGGCACCATTGCACGGGTGGGTATCAATCCGCCGCACGTGTTAAAATCGCTGATGGTCACCAAGCAAAAGTTTCGTTGCGCGATGTACGATCATGCTGCCAATCCAACCTTGCAGACGATCATGAACGTGCCACTTCAAATCAGCTCGACGGTTCGCGTAATTCAGTAAATAAAAAAGATATCCACAACCGAACCGATTGTTTGTTGATAACTGTTAAACCTTCGTTATTTTACAACAATGACAGAAGGCCAGTCTACAGCACATCCCGAAACGCTTTCCCTTTTCAGCGGCGAGTTTGCCGTCAATGATCGTGTCGCTAAAGTCACAGCGATCAAAAAAAAGAACTTTTCAGCGCGCAATAAGCGCATTCAAATCCGGTTCAATGAGCTGCACAACGACAAGCGCATTCGCTACGACGATGTGATGGAAACGCTGGCTCTTGAATTCTGCCTGGCGAAGAGCACGATCCTGAAAGCGCTCAAATCAAAGGAATAAAAAAAGCGCTGATTTCTCAGCGCTTCCACAAAGTAGGGGTTTATTCCCTTATGGCTCTCATAACCGTACAACGATGAATAGTTACCTCATCGTCTTTGTAGGGCCTATTATTGCGAGAAATGTGATAACTGATCGTATCGTAATTTCTGCCCGGATTATGCTCTAAAAAAACAGTAAGGGTCGAGTAGCACTCTACCCGACCGTCTGCCCAAACCGCAATGATCACTTTATTCACCATCAGCGGCAGAGCATAAGCCCAATTTATAAGCCTCTTCACGAGTAGCGTTGATGTGTTCTGTGGGGTCAATGATCATCACTTGAATGGTATCATCCCAGCTTTTAAGGTTACCGCGTTGCTCGTTAAAATCAATCACTTTGTAATTTGATGGGTTCATTGCACTGACTTCTTTAATCGTTTTCATTTTGCTGTTTGTTTTAAATTGTTACGTAAATATACCACTTAATACGTAAAAGTCAATAGTTTGTTACGAAAAAAGCATAATATTTTTGTAATACTTTTAAAAATCAAAGGAATAAAAAAAGCGCTGATTTCTCAGCGCTTCCCACAAATAGATCCCGTGTGAATCCCGATCTGTCGATCGGTCACTTACGCGCTCTTTCCTCTCTACCTGTGTATAAAATTGGACTAAGTGTGCTCTGAATTTTTTGTTGCTCCCAAAGAAAAATTAAAGAATTCTGAAACTGATATATCATGTTTATCAATCGTACCTTAAAAGGAATAATGGTGAGTTCTTCAATTGGGATAAATATTGGATTGCTGCTATATTCTTCATAGTAAAAAACGAAGTGCCAACCATATCCAACTATAAAATCTCTCCGCAATCTAACGGGGATGATGATATGGGGCTTTTGCTTTGGGCTAACATTATTCAGTATCGATATTATGCCTCTTAAATCCTGCTCGGTGATTTTCTTGTAGCTCAATTCAATTAAGTTTCCTTTGTTCGGTTTAATCTCCATCATGAACACCGTGTCCTTTTTAAGGTAGTAAGTATAGGTAGTGGTGATAAAGTGATGGTTCTCGCTGCGGCCCAGCTTCAGGATGTAGGTGCCATCTTGCCCGTAGTTTGTTTTAAGGCCCGTCTGGCTGTAGAAGTTGACGTGCGTGTGTTTGTCCTTCACCTGAGCCACAAAGCTGACCAGCTCGCTATACGATGCCCGCAGCTTCACATACTTCTGATCGTAGCCTTCGGTGGTCTGCGCTGAGGCGAAGAGGGAGCAGAAGAAAAAAAACACAGGTAACATTTTACCTTTCAGTGCAGATAAATCAGTTTTTTTATACTTGAGTCGTTTCACTTTTATCTCTACACCTGCTAAATAAAACTTAACATCTCGCCATTCATATGGCTTACCTGCTGCTTTTTTATCTAACTCATCTAATCTTATAACTTCTCCTCTACTCAGAGGTCTTATTTGATCTTGTTGACGCTTCCTCAACAATTTCATTTCGCTTTGTTCTTCTTTAGTTAACCCCATATTTGTGTTTGTTAAATGTCCTCGATGTTCATGCCTTCTAAATTACTGATTTCTTAAACTCCCTTCAAATACTGTTTATAAACCTCTTCAAACTGGCTTACCAGCTTCGGCAACTCCTCGTAGGTGTGGCCATCAAGTGCCTTGTGCGCATGGCCGTACTTCATGCACCAACTATTGATCCGCTCCATATCCACATAGCCCTTTTTTGTCCAGTTCATTTCGTGCGCCAGGCTCAATATCTTGTTGCGCATTTTATCGCTGCGTTTGTCCGTCACGTCAAGGCTTTTTAAGTGGCCGATGAGCGCACCGGCTTCGGCATAGCTCAGGTCTTTCGTGCTTTCGCTGCGGCCGGCCGTGAAGCTGCTCACTATGCTTTTCTTATCGTCGGTCAATCCATTCTTGTTGAACAGCGCATGGATCGCCCGGAGCTGGTTGGCGGTGAGGGGTTTCATAGAGAAAATAAATTTAGTTGGGAATTCCATCTCACGAATCGGGATTTATGCACGCCAATGGGAAGGATGTAGTTATGCTGCACAACCGTATCGCCAACCCCCCATTCACCGTGACCTGATGGAACGAGTTTGTAAACAAATGAATCATCAGTTTCTCCGATAATTGTTATTTCTTCTTCCTTCTTAACCCATCCTACAGGAAGTGTGTATTCACCGGTCTCCACTCTGAACACCCCTAGTTTTGGTTGGTCGAAGGCTTTGAATTCAAATAGCGGTTTCATAGTCATCGTTTAAATAGTTCTTCTGTCAAATCAAAAAATGATACCCCTTTATCGTCGTGCTTTACTAATTTTAACGGTATTACTTTCTTTGGTATCCACTTCTTCGATTTCCTTCGTGCCAAGCGGGATTCAACATCAAGCCTTCTCGACCTGTAATATTCTAACGGCAATTCTCTCATATCATGCCCACGGATCGAATTGCAGATTTTATGAGTTGCCCGGACCGGCCCCTTCTTTCCGCCTAACACAACCGGAACAATATGATCCGTAGAGACTTCCTCGGGCTTCATTTCATCTCCACAGAGTGCACAAATCCAATCTTGCTCAGAAGCCAGCATTCTCAGTTTTTGATTCATAACGCTAATCTTAATTGCGGCGCCAGCGCCATCACGGGAAACTCGGAATAGAGCATTTCACCGTTTGCGAGGTTGAGCGCCTTTTGCTTTTTACGGTAGTGTATATCGCGGCACCTGTTGCACACCAGCTCGCCGGTGTCGCCATCGCGGAAGCCTCTGAACAGGCCGTTGGGTTTCATACCCGGATCAGTTTGGCAGTGCGTGCAGATCATAGATATTTTTTCTTAAACCATCTCACCAAGTCGATGATCTTAAATACGATCGAAATGATTGCCACCTCAACGAGAATGGCAAACAGAAGCATGCCGATGTAGATGCCTTCATCTTCTCCACTTTTCATCTGCGGCTTGAGTAGGATGTCCATCAAGAACACCAGCCCGAACGGGAAAAACAAAATGGTTAACAGTAAAACTGTATCCCAAAATTCTCTTGCTTTGGTCATTTAAAATCTTATTCTATATGTTCTATTGATAAAATCCTTTACCTTCTCATCCACCGGAAGTTGATGCACATAAGGCATATCGCTATGAAGTTGAAACCAGTGTTCCCATTCGTCCGAATCAATATTGGGTTCATTTGAGCAAGTCGATTGGAGTTCCGTTACCTTCCAGAAAGTCTTCGATGGATGTCTATCCCATCCTGTCGCCTCATAAACCAGATCGCCACTACAGTAAGGACATAGTCCTTTGAAAGTAAATTTTGTAGTTGGAGTGACGATTTTCATTTCATCAACTGTTTCGCCTTCTCGATCAATTCCTCCTTATGCTTCAATAATTCGGTCTTGATTACTCTCTTTATTTCAAGCATGATCTTTTCCGAAACTACGATACCTACTGACACCATTCCTGGTTTCAATCCAGAAAAAGAAATTCCATCATAGTATGCTATTGTTTCTGTAACATCAGATAAAACACTAATTTTTGAAAGCTGCATTTCTATAAATTCCTTCTCCTCATTGATCGCTTTAATAGCGCTTAATTTCTCTTCGATGTTCATGGTTTAAGGGGTTTTGTTTTGGTGAAAATTTTGCTTCGACCATCGCTCTGTGATAAAGAAACTCCGGGCAATCGTTTATTTTGTTGGTGCAGGTCTCACCATAAATCTTGCCGCAGTTGCAGCCGTGGTTGATATAGCCGTATTCCTTGCCGTCGATGTAGTAATGAAAGAATGGCCGCTCACCGTTGGGCGTGGTGATCCAATGGCTGAAAAACATTTCGGTCCCGGCGATGACCACCTTCTCTCCTGGAGAGAACGTGCGAGTACCTGTGATTACTTCCATTCGTTTTCCCAATAGCGGTTTCGTAAATAAGTATCCGGGTCGGCTTTCGTCTTCCAGGTGTTCAGCATCAGGTGCCGGTCGTAGCCACGCAGTCCGAAGTAGGCGTTCACCTGGTCGGCCTCGCTGAGCTTCGTCCATAGCTTCTCGCAGCGGAGCCGGTTGCGCTTCATGTTGTATTTGCTCCAGAACTGATCGAAGCTGATGCGGTAGCCTTGCTCCTGAATATTGATCGACTTGGCTGAGGCAAATGCCTTGTTGAAATTATCGTCGCTGTAATACACCGGCAGTGCATTCTTGAAAAATGAAATCTGCTCTTCCGTCATTTCGCAATTCAGAAAGTCAATGTATAGCAGCTTGGCGTCTTGGCCGTAGAGCACTTGTATCTCACCGGTGAAAGCTGCTGAGGTGATGAGGTAGCGTTTCATGATTGAACTAATTTTTTGATTTTCCTTTTCCTGTACCGGGTTATGTATTTGCGTACGAAGCACCGAGCCTGTTGCTCATCGATGAAGCAAAAAAATTGAACAATCTCAACGTTAGTAAGCGGCTGCCTGGCATTGAATTGTTTGAGCGGATGAAATACAGGCGCTGCTTTCATTCTTGCAATTTTACTTCGCTCAAACTCTCCTCGATCGCCTTGAGCATACCAGCATTATCATTATCAATAATGATCTGGTTCTTCTTTGGGTTGCTCTCTACAATATTGATCGCTCCCCGGATGAAGTTCAATTGATCGTCAAGCGACGGTAAGGGCTGTTGATTGTTCTGTTGTGCTGGCATCTTGTTTTTGTTTTGCTGGTGTAGTGATAATTTTTCTGTACTCTTTGCCCCAATATTTCTTCGCACCTTCTTCCCAGATCACGTAAGGGTTGTTGCCTCCGTAGCGACTGATGACGAAGCCCACATAACCTTCTACTCTTATTTTTATTCCGGCATCGTATCGGATTTTATCGGCGGTGCGGCCGTCGGGGTTTTTGCCTTTGGCGTGGCTGATGAAGATGAAGCTCTTGCGCTTAAACCTTTCCTTCATGGCTTTGTATTGCTCGTAGCTGATGTTGAAATATTGAATGCTGTCGATCACAATGAAGCGTGCGCTTTTCTTTTTGGCTAGCCGCTTCATCAGCTCATCGTAGGTCATTTCATGATCGGCAAAAACAATTTTACCGTTGTGGCTTTGTTCATTCAGGTGGCGAAGTGCAGTGAGCTGCATGGTGCTTTCCGTGCCTTCCTCCAGGCCCACATAGAGCACGTTGCCGTAAGGCATTAAGGTTTTCAACAGTTGCATGATCAGGTTGCTCTTACCGTTGCCGCTTTGTCCCCAGATGATCATTACAAAGTTGTCCGTCAACTTGCCGAAGCTGTGAACGATTTCATCCGAAAGATTTTCGAGGAAATGATAAGTGCGCTGTAGGAGCTGCTTTAAGCCGAGAACTTTTGCCATTACCTGAGTGATTGTTTTATCCTGTCTATTTCTGCTTTCGTGTGTGGCTCTCCTTTTTTGATACCGCCGATTTTCTTTTTCGGGTAGTTCTTTGTGAAATATTCGCGCGCTTCACGTTCGGTGTTTAATATGATTTCTACTCGTTGAAGGATTACCGCGTAATCAGGTTGATAGTATATAATGTGGTATTTCGGCATAAAGGGTTTACTTTTTCTTTTTCGGTTTTCGCATAATGAATTGGTCGAACAAGGCGATTAATCCTACTTTGAGCACATCGTAAATCATGAGCGCAAATAGATAGCAAAGGCTGTAGTATATCCAGTTCATCACTTTACAATTTGCATTCCGTTGAGTCCTACTATTTCGGGCTTGGCGTAGACGGCTTCAATTTCCTTCGCTGTTTTGTTTACTGCCTTTTCAAAAAGAGGAGCCTGCCGTGTCGCCATCGGTATCGTGGGCGTCTCAATCTTCTCCAGGTTCTCCAGGGCGTCAAAGAGCAGGTTCATGTTTTGCTGGAATAGGGAACCGACTTCAATTACCTGAGGTGAGGGCTTGGTGGCCGTATCGACTTTACCGATGTTCCGCGTCAGGTGAAAGTGCTTTACGAGTGTGCTGAGCATCTGCGTGAGAATGAATACCTGCGCTTCGTGGGCTTGAAACGTTTTCGGGATGATCGCGCCCATGTCGTACATGAAGCGGAAGATCAGATCGATCTTGGCACGGAGCGCCTTTTGATCGTCGGTGAGTGTGATGATTTTAGCGTGCTGAGCACTCTCCATTTCGCAACTAGGATAAATACACCGTTTGCCTAAAATGCAACTGCTTCCTTCAATGGAGTTAGGACATTTATTTTTTGAGTTATCCATTGCTCACCTCCTTCTTCTTTTTGTCTTCCTTCCAAACCTTATTGAGCATTGTCTCGTGGTTAGCTTCGATGCGGGTAATAATATCTTCACGCACCAAATCAAAATTTTTAATGTTGCTTTTCCAGTCCCTCAAAAGGTAATCGACATGCTCAATGGTCGCCCGTTTTGAAATAGAAATGATCTTGTCTCCTGATAATAAATAACCTTGAAAGCCCTGGTTTCTCAATTTTAATCTTAGGAAATTTCATCTTAGTTTGATTAGTTGTTCTGGTATATCTGCTTCCCAAATACTGAGCTTACCGAGCATGGGAATCGGCTCGATCATCTGTGGCTCCTCCAGCTCCCAGCCGTAGTAGCCGGGCCAGTAGTTGCCAAACTTTAGTTCCTTCTCCGTGAGCATGTGTTTTATTTCTTCCACACGTGCGCAGTTCACCAGCTTCACTTTACCAATGATGGCTCCGGTTTGCAGCTTCGATAGATCAGGAAGTGCGGCCTTGAAAAAGGGGTCTTGCTGGCACACGTTGTAGTCGCTGAAATAAAACTGCTGCCCGGCGTGGATGTATAGGTCGCCGCGGTAATTTGTCTGCCAGTTGCGCGTCTCAAACTCCTTGTGACCCGTCACAATGAGATGGGCAAACGGCTGCTTTAGGGTGATGCATTTTATCTTCACGGCTTCACGGTTTTTTCGTCGGTCTTATCTTCCCATTTTTCGCCGAGAGCGTCGCAGTGGGCCGGAGGGAATCCGCGCTTCCATACAGCGAAGAATCTCAGCGTAGCCTCATAAGCCAGGTACAAGTATTTTGACACAAGCCAAACAGTAAGCGTAAATGTGGCGCACATTGCCCAGTAAGGAATCTCGATGGTGATGTTATTCATGGCCCACCTCCGTTTCCACATAGTGCGAAAGAAGATTTTCAATGTCGCTGATCACGGGGCCGGCATTAATGCCCGACTCCTTGATAACAGCCTTCGCGCGAAGTAGCATCGTCACAAACTCGGTGATCTCCTCATTGATGTTGGTGGGCTGGTTACCCGGCATTGAGGTGAGTTCGTCGGTGATAGCCCGTATAAACCACTTCGTCATTTTGAGGGTCTTCAAAATGTTGAGGTGATAGAGCATATCATCTTCGTGCCAAGGCTTAAAATCTTTCAGTGAACTTTTACGAAGCGTTTGCACGTATGCATCGACATACACGATTTGTCCATCGATGTTTGTTGAGAGCAGCCGTCCAATTTCTTCGCGTCGGCGATCGGTAATAACCTCGGGTTCTGAGCGCTCGGAGGCCATGTTGTAAAGTTTTACCGCGATCAGATTTTCACGAACGGCGCGAAGCATTACGGCGTGATTTTGCAAATCACTTTTAAAAGCTTGCTTCTCTTCTTCGCTGGATGCTTCATCGAAGAAGTCCCATCCGGTAATATCCTCTTCGGCGGCTTTGATGTTGTTATTGATGAAATCGATCTGCTCCTGAATGGACGGTTTGTCTTCCGCGTTCGGCAGTTCGGGCGCAGTTTGCCCCGAATTGTTGCTTTTTGTGGTCATGTTGCTGGTTTTTATTGTCCTTCCTTCCTGTTGTGAGGGGTAAAAGCCCCCCGCTTATTCGTGGGTAAAGGGTCGAATTTCCCTGTGTTAAGCGGCGCTATCGGGGGTCGCGCCGTTTAACTTTCTCATCCCTAAGTATCCCCGAATCCAACCGCTATGGCGTAGCAGGTTATTCCTTTTTAGCTATTACTTTCATGCTCTCCTTCGAGTCGATCTCCACGCCCATCGCTTTGATCAACTTGCGCTCACCGGCATCTAAAAAGGCTTTTTTAATCGGCGAAAGCTTCAGTGCCTTTTGCACATCTACCATTTCCGGGTAAGCATTCTGAAAAGTGGAGAGGTCGAATTTCTTGCCAAGCTTCACAAAGCTGTTGCTGCTGATGTGCAGATACCCGTCTTCAAAAATCAGGTTGTCATTTACAAAGAAAGGACGCGCCGCTTCACCGATCGCAAGGAGTTCCTTCTCCGTCTCATCCATTTCCACCGAAAGCTTGTTAAGGTCTTCTTTGATGGAGTCAGCTTTTTTCTTCCACGCAATGCTGAGTTCTGCGTAGCGGGTCATCAGCTCTTCGCCTCTGGCCAGTGCTTTTTGTTCTGTCTTGTTCATAGTTGTTCTGGGTTATGGTTTAAAAAAATTAACTGTTCAATCGCTTCCATCTTTTTGTAGCTATAGTCGCGCGTGCATATCATGTCATCCATGCGCTTGAGCAGGTTCACTATACTGCTATGATCGAGGTTCAAGTCCTTGCCGATTTTTGTCACGGTATCCTTCAAATGTTTCCGGATCAGGTAAGCGTACACCATCTTAGCATCGATCACGTGGCCCCGACCTCGTGGCTTGGTCAGTTGAGCTATTGTGCAATCAAATTCAAGGCAAACTTTAAGTCTTACCTGAGCGCGTGTTTTTTCCTTTCGAAGTTGCGCGCGCCAGGCGTTCACCGAAGTCAATATTTCATCGAGCTTTATCACCTACACCTTTTGCGTTTCGTGTTGAATCAGCTCCTTGATCATCATCGCGTAGCTTTCCTGAAGAATCCTACCGTTCGGGTAAATCGCTTTACTAAGAGTAAGCGCATCGTGAACATCATTATAGGTTTCGTGCATCTCGTCAGTCGAATAGGTGGTGTTAATCACAAACTCAATGAAAGCCTGGTCGCGGTTGGTCCAGTGGTTGCGCCACCATTTCCAAAAGTCAGCCGTGGCGCTGATGCTATTCACTGCATGCTCATCGTTCCTCAGATAGTGTTTCAGGTAGGCCAGTCCGCTTTCGTATTGAAAGGTGTTGTAGGCCATTTCATCCCATCTTAGGAATTTCATCACCGCGCGGCGCAGGTCGTCCGCGCGGTTTTGTTGCCCTGTCCGTTGTCCGGTTGCCTCGTTTTTCATTGTGAGCGCTTTTAAGCGTTTTTTAAGCGGCTTTTTTCATCACCTTCATGGAGTACTTGTGGATCGAGCGTTTTGCCCTCCGCAGGTCACCTTCGCACTCATTATATATAGAGTGCAGATATTGGGGGTCGCTGATGCCGTTAGCCCGAGCGATTTCAAACACTTCCTTTTCGGTAGCAGCTGGCAGGTCGATGAACTTCCGGCCGATCCTGGAGAAGATTTCAGCGTATCCCTTTTTGTTCTTCCTCCGGCCGTTGGTGATCCGCTTGGCAAGGTGGCTGGTGGCCATCATCACGATGCCCATGTTGCCTTCCAGCTTATTATAAAGAGTGATGAAGAAGTAGAGGATCGAATCCGATACTTTGTCAAACTCGTCAAGGATCAGCAGCAGGTTTTCTTTCTTCAAAGAAGTCTCAATGATCAAGTCCATCATTTCCGGCACGTTCAGTCCGGTGTTGGTCTTACCCATCTTCTCTAAAATCTGTTGCAGGAAAGTCTTCCGGTTCATGTACTCCGAGCAGCTGATCAGGTACACGTTGTTGCGCTTCTGTTCGAAGTATTCAGCCACGAAAGTTTTGCCGCTGCCGGAGTTTACCGTGAAGGCGTACACGTTGCCATATTCGCGGGCATCATCGAGCAGATCGATCTGAAGACTGGCCGCTTGCGTCGGCACAAACTGCCACTTCGATTTGTTATTGAATCCTACCTGCTTGCCAACGTTGCGCCACATGTCGTCGCTGATGCTTTCCCATTCGCCCTTGCGGATGTTGATCACCGTGGCTTCGCTTACATTTTTAAGCGCACCTACCGCTTTGGCCTGGCTTGGATACCGCTCAACGAAAGTCTTGAGGAGCATCTGGATTTCTTTTTTCTGTGAATCGTTCATAGTTTTGGGTTTTAGAAGTTTTAGTTATGCCCTGATCGTGTCGAGCGGTCAGGGTCTTTTTTTATATTTGGTCGAGGTAATCTATTTCTCCATTGGCGTTTATCGGTAGCAGTATCCGCTGCTCTGCCATTTGCTTCAGCTCCTTCACCATCACACCGGCTTGCAACAAAGTCTCTGCGTCAATGCCGGCCGAGTCCAATACCTGCTTGCGTCGATCCGCTTTCGCAGCGATGTAGTTCACATCGTCGCGCTTTTCGTTCAGCGAAGCATTCAGGTAAGTGCGGCTATCCAGGTGAGAGTCTTTCAGGGCGCGGGAATTCAATCGCGCATCAACGGCCATCAGGCGAACTTTGTCGTGATCCGTTACTAACACCCTGCTCATGTCATAAGGGTCGTAGAATACGCTCACTCGTTTGCCAACATATTCCATGAGGCTTTGGACTTGAAGGTCGTAGCTGTATTTTCTGTTGTTAATTTGAGGTTCTATTCCTCGGTTGGTGATCTGTGTGCCATCGCCGTTGCCGGTGTGTTCAATGCCAAACTTCAATAGGAACTGCTCGTCGGTGATAATTCTCTTTTCATTGGCAGGAAGAGCATTCATGGCATTCAACCATTGCTCATGTTTGCTGATGCCGTTGCTTTGTGGCAGGTGGCGAAGGCTGTGGAAGAAATTTTCGATTTGTTGTATGGCTTCGTTGCCAATCATGGGCCTGTTCTTCGCGTTGCGTTGCAGTACCTCCTGATTTACGCCGCGATACTTTGCGGTCATGTTATTACCGCTGTAATTATTCGCTCTGATTTTAAGGCAACGCTTCCAGTGTGGTGACCCAAAGAATGGTTCGATGTAGCCACGATGCTTTGAGCCTACAGGAGTCTTAAAATATTTGCCTAGCGATTGATAAAATGGCTCCAACTCTTTGATCGCCCATCGGTCGGTCTTGGATTCGTGAGGAAGTATCCAGCTGCCGGTTAGTTCGCGAATGTGATACATCGCGCTTAGGTAGGCGGCGCGCACCAGGTCGGTGCTCAGGCGCTCAGCATACGCATATCCCAACACATAATCGTTGAAGCTATCCATCACCACAATCGCTTTGTACTTATGAAAGGGTGAGTGTGGTGTTTTGTCGTCCGGGTCAATGAACAACAAGTCGAGGTGGTTATCGTCACTTTCCACCATATACAGCGGCGCAGTCGGTCTGAATCCTTTTACTTGTGGAATGAACTTCTCGTTCAGCTCTGCGTTGCCTTCGCGGAACATGATGATCTCATGCTCCTTCTTTCTGCGCCAGTTGCCAACCGTGGCAGCGTCAATCATTTTGTAGGCGTTAGCCTTTGCCCATTTGTTGTACTGCCACGAAATGAAAACATCGTCGTATTGGTTCGGGTGAGAAAGCATTTCTACTAGTGTGCTTTCGCTCAGCTCGTCCTTTACCTTTGCGGCAAGCTTGTTGCCAAACCTCCAGTCGATCAGCGAAGCATAACCACCGGCTGTGTATTTTTTCAGTGCCGAATCTTCTCTTACGATCAGCCTGTCGTAGCTGGTGGGTAGGTCTATCTTTTCAATCTTGATCAGCTCAATGCAGTGAAGCCAAAACTTGTCGATCGAGAGGTTAAGTAACTTTTTAAGAGCCTTCTTATCGGCCACCATGTTCTTAAACATATTGAGCCAGCTTGCGGCCTTGGTGTATTTCTCTACGTGTTCGCTGCTCAGCTTTTTGCTGCCGTCATATTTATAGTCCAGATAAAACTTCTCAGCTTCATGGTCAAACTTCACAAGGTCACGGATCGGCTGGCGCGCCATGAAGTCGTAAGGGTTACCAAAGCGCGCAATTACCTTCTTCTTATTTTCCTCGTTCAGCTTTTCGTATCCAATCAATACACGGCGCTTGTCGTCCGGGTCATTCATGAAGTGCCAACTAGGAGAATTACGAAGCTTGGCATTCTTCAAAGTGTTCTCGCTGAATCCACACTCAACGCCCTCACGCCATTCAAGAAATAATGTGTTATCAATGTTTCTCATGCGAAAAGAGTTTTATGTAGTGCGCTTTTTAAATTGACAAGATTGATATCTCTCTCATGCCGTATCATCCACATCAAAGCAATTGCCTCAGCGGGTGTGAAAACTATCTTGCGTAACCCAGGAAGATTTAAGTGTAAATTTTTCCGGGTGTAGATATTTAAGATTATGAAGTAGTGTAACTGACGAAGTATTTGCGTTTCGTTAAACACTGTTCTGGAAAATCCGAATCCCAGAGAAACAAGTAAACATTGATTCAATCGTGCTCTGCAAAAGAGATCGAGTTCAATCGATATGTTATTCGCCTTAGTTTTTTTTACGACCATGACGCGTGGTTTTTGAGTTGAGCGGAACCAGTTTTTCGAGATGCTTGATCAGGTTGCTTTTCCCGATGCCGTATTCTACCAGCAGATTTTCGATGGTGGCGTTATCGCGGTCGCCATTGCGTACCATCCGAACGTACCTCGGAGAATGCCCCGTTATATCGGCTACAGTCTGGGCTATATCATCGCGGGTGGAGGCGGTTCTTAAAGTTTTAGCCATTGTTTTTGTGCTGTGGTTTTTGTTCCTTTATGTGGAACAGAACAAATATCTCAACTAAATTGAGATTCTCAACATAATTGAGATTATTTATTTTATGAATCTGATTTTTGGCAAAAACCTGCGTTTCCTTCGAAAGCAAAAAGGGCTTAATCAGTCGGAAATCGCTGATTTTATAGGCAAGGGAGCCACTACCGTGGGAAATTGGGAAAAGGGAATAGCTGAGCCCAATTTTACTGAGCTAACGGAAATTGTCAATTATTTTGATATTCCAGTCTTCGATCTGCTGTATACCGATTTAGAGAGTGCGCACCTAATCGAAGGAGAAAAGGGGGGTAAAAAACAGGTGAAAAGCACACCTAAGTACACACCCAATAGCACACCTAATCGAGTAAATGAACCGTTCGTCGAAATTGCGAGGATGCCGAAAGTGGTCACGGTTGGGGCCGATCAGCTCGATAATATCGTGTTTGTCCCGGCGCGGGCGCGGGCCGGTTATCTTTCTGGCTACGGCGATCCTGAATTCATCCAAAGCCTGCCAAGTTACCGGCTTCCTGGCTTAAATAATGGCACCTACCGGGCCTTTGAAATATTCGGGCACTCCATGGTTCCCACTTTCAATGAGTCCGATGTGGTAGTGGGCAGCTTTGTCGAAAATATTGCCGAAATACGCTCAAATCGCATTCATATCATCGTTACCAAGCGCGATGGAGTGGTCGCCAAGCGGGTCATAAACCGTGTCGCCACAGACGGAAAGCTAATTCTAAACAGCGATAACCAGCGCCATCCTGGCGAGTACCCACCCATTGTCATCAGCCCCGATGAAATCCTTGAAATTTGGTACTCGGTGCTCTTCATGAGCCGCCAGATGCGCGCACCAGGCGAACTGGCCAACCGCATCACCGAAGTAGAATCCCGTTTAACCTTGCTGGAGCAGCGCCACCTCAAATAGCTCCCAAAATTGAACCGGAATGGAAGACGTTAGAACGTTTCGTTTTTTGGCCGTTTGTAAAAAACCGCCAACCTGTTCAAAAATCGCACTTTTTATATTGTAATATTATGGCGTATGGTTCTTACCCCCTTAATCTTCTCTCGATGTAAAATCAATATCGAGATACACATAGCCAGTCCCGAATGAATATTTAGGATTCTTGTAGTTAGGGGTGTTAAAAAGATTTGGGTGAAAGCACTCAAGGCTACTGACTTTGATTTCGCCATACTCGTTTGAACCTTTGCCATATTCCCTTGCTAATGTAGAAAATCCGGTGTAATTGACCACCTCCGTCCGGCGCATTTGACCACCTAGTAGTTGATGTCAAAAAAGTGCTGCCAGTTTTAGTGTTTTAAAATTAGTTATTCTTCGTTTTGTTCTACTGTTTT